TCCTCTTGAAATTGGATATATTTATAAGATTAATCTTACAAATAATTTAAATCAAGGAATGGTTTTGAATCCTGTATTTACAGAAACCGATACTTTTACTTTTTAAACGCCGAGTGTCCGCAAGGGTAGCACTATAAATTAATATTTACTTATTACACACATTTTTAACTAAAACAATTGAATTATGAAACTTACAGTATCAAAGTGGAAAGAACAAGAAGAAGCTGAATTATCAGCTAATGGATTAATCCGAATCAATCCAAACAAACCTGAATTCGGAAGCCTGATGTTAATATCACAGGTTATCACATTGTCCAGTGGATTTATGAACAAGCGAAACAAGGTTGGTTTCGTAGTTGGTGAACTCGCTGATCTTGAGGAATTGATTGCAGACAAGGGAATCAAGGAAGGAACTGATTGGTCCGTAGCCATTGGTCCTCACAGGATTGTGACCCTTGAGAAAGTCGAATCCGAAGTTCCGTTGGATAAAAACGGTACAAAGAGTGGTTATCGTGAGAAAATCAACCCGACTACCGAAGAAACACTCACCAAGTATGGTGAAGTGATTTACTGGAAGACTGAGGTTGTGGCTGAAGGTAGTGACATAACGGATGAGTATATCCAGCATGACATTGAACCAGCTGCTGATGAATCACGTGATGAGTTCGCTCACGCGGAAGATGATCAAGAAACTGGTAAGAACTAAATATCCTGCCCCGGATATTTGGACTTGAAGGAATAGTCTCCGAATCTAGATGTATTCAATTTTTGATTTTATATCATCTATTGAGAAAGTATGGATTCTAGAGGCTATTCCTTTTTATTATTATATCTAATACATTATATTATGAGTACTAACAAGAAGATTTGGGTCTATGATCTCGAACAATTTGAGAATATCCATACTGCCACGTTTATGAATCGTGATGATACTGAGGATGTTAGACAGTTTGTAATACATGTAGCGAGAAATGAAGCGAGAAAGTACTATACATTTTTGAAAACAGAGATATCAGGACTAGTAGGATTTAATAATGTAAACTATGACTATCCATTAATACATTTCTTTATGGCATTAATGCAAGGATTTGCTCTTGGTAGAGATAGTACTGATCCAATAATATTGAACAGATTATTATATGAAGAATCACAGAGAATAATTAACGCAGAATATAGCTCTATACAACCACGTGATGTGAAAATACCACAGTTAGATTTATATCGCATTCACCACTTCGACAACAAGAATAAGCGGACCAGCCTTAAAGCTGTCGCTATAGCCATGAACTCACCTAATGTACTAGATATGCCATTTGAGCATACTCACCATGTACTAGAAGACGAAATACAAACAGTATTAGACTACAATTTCAATGATGTAGTAGAAACAGAGCATTTCCTTGAGCTTAGTAAAGGTCTCATTGATCTGCGAAAGAAATTAGGAGCTAAATATGGTCTCAATCTCATTAACTACAACGATCCTAAAATTGGACAAGAGATATTTGGACGAGAAATAGCAAAAAAGAAAGGATGGAGTTATAGATATCTTAAAGATATGCGTACATACAGACATACTATTGACTTGAAAGACTGTGTGTTACCCTCTATATCTTTTCAATCAAAAGAATTCAATAAAATATTAGACTTTTTTAAAGGTGAAGTAATATCTACAACCTATAAAGCATTTGAAGAATCAGTATTATATAAAGGGTTTAAGTATGACTATGGTACTGGTGGTATTCATGGTTGTATTGACTCCGGTGTGTACGTATCAGACGATAAGTATATTATCATAGATATTGATGTTCAAGGATACTATCCTGCAATAGCAATAACAAACAACTTCTATCCTCAACATTTGGGACCAGAGTTCGTTGAAGTATATGCAGAACTGGTTGAAATTAAGAATCATGCTGGAAGAATAGGTGATATGACAACCAAAGCAGGGATGAAATTAGCTAACAATGGTGTGTACGGCAAGTCAAATGATCAATACAGTTTATTCTACGATCCAATGTACACAATGAAGATCACCATCAATGGACAGTTACAATTGTCTATGTTAGCAGAACGAGTGGTTAATGCCATACCAGATGTAACTATGCTTCAAATCAATACAGATGGCTTAACAGTTAGAATACCAAGACAACATCAAACTTTTCTAGAAAATATTTGTACAAAATGGGAAGAGGATACAAATCTAGTATTAGAATTTGCAGATTATAGGTTAATGGTTATTAGAGATGTAAATAATTATCTCGCTGAAACCATTGATGGATATAGTAAACCCAAAGGTGCATTTGAGATTATACCTATGCAAAATGGTGCAATAGCATATAATAAGAACTGGTCAGCAAGAGTGGTTCCTAAAGCTATTCATGCATATTACCTTGGAGGTATACCTATTGACTATTATATCAAGAACCATTTGTATGAAATAGGTGGTGATGACAATATATATGACTATGCATTGAGCTTTAGAGCCAGATCAGATTGGAACATAATGTATACTGAAGTCGTTGGAACAGAGAGAATTGAGACAAAACAGCAACGCACGGTTAGGTATTACGTGTCGAAGTCAGGCGGTGCATTGACTAAGAAACAGAAGTACGACGGTAGAGTTATCTCCATTGAGGCAGGTAAGCCAGTTACAATGTTCAATAAGTATGTGAAGATGGATGACTACAATATAGACTATAATTATTATATAGCACGAGCAAACAGAATTAAGAACGCTGTCGATGATGGACAACTTAAACTATTATTTTAAAATGGAAACAAAATATAAACATACATGCCACAATTGTGGATGGATATGGTTCTCCCAATGGGAAACTGAACTATGTATAGACTGTTTAAGTGAAATAACAGGAGATTTGAAAAAGATTACATACGGAAACTTTCTTGTCAGTGCAATTCAGAAAGCCATTAAACAATTAAAAACTGTTGATGGAGTAGGTCTTGATGATATAGTCAGAGACTTAGAAATAGCTATTGATCGAGATCAAGAAAAATACGATGAAGTATAAACACGAATGTGATGAGCAGTTTTGTGGACATGTGTGGTTCTCCAAATGGGAGGATGATTTGTGTCCAGAGTGTCAAAGCGAAAACTGCTATCACTTTAATCAGGAGGACGAATTATAATGAAAGACGCAATATTTTTAATACTTATGGGTGGATATATTGCACTCATACTTGGATTTGGTACTTTGGCAATTGTAAGAGCAAGAAAACAATACCGAAAACATACGAAGTTTGTAAAGGCTTTGAAAGTAGGTGATACAGTCATGTACAGAAATCTTCATTTTGAAATTACGGAAGTAAACAATCCCCATATAGGACCATTGACATCAATCAGAATAAAGACTGAAGGATGGTTGAATAAAGAGGATTTTGGATTTCTAAGACCAGTAAAGTAATGGGACGTTATTCAAAAAAAGATATGATTGAATTTGCCAGTTTTGCAAAGAGCTATCAATCACACCAAAAAGTGAAATTAGCATACAAGCAATATGCTAAAGGTGAACGTTTACACTGTCCCGGACACAAAAAGTTGTGAAATGGAATTAATGGACTTTGACAAATCAAAGAGCTTAGTCGAATTTGGAAAATTTCTTGTTACTCATTTGAAATCTACTGAAGATAATCTTGATTGGTCTTACATTTTAGATCAATACCTAGAAGGTCAGATACCAAAAGCACCGGGATTAATGTATATTAATTGGGTGGTGTCATGGTACTATGATCAAGATCCAGTGGAAGTCAGACATAATAAAAAGAGAATCAAGGAGTTGGCTAAACCACGTAGGATTGTTCAATATCTAGCACTGAAGAAATTTGGTTACAAGCTCAAGGATATTCAAGAGTTCTATCAAAAAAAGGCACATGCAACAGTCATATCTAATGCTGCTACCGTTGAAAACGAGATGGAAACGAACAAAGCATTAAAGAATGACATAATTGACTTAATACAAAAAATAATATCTTATGGAGAAACAAGGGAAGTCAAGAGAGATGATTCAAGCAGAATCTTTGGCAGCATTCAGGAAGGCGAAGGATAGGGGAACTATCTGTTTATCAACAGGTACAGGTAAGACTAAGGTTGCATTGGATTTCATCAAGGAAACACCGGGAATTTCAAGAGTCTTGATTACCTCTCCTAGAACAAATCTCAAGAACAACTGGCGTGATGAGTTGCTTAAATGGGGATTCGAAGATTGGTCAGATGATTGGTGGATGATTGGAGATAGAAGAGTTTCAATTGTAATAGAGAACATTCAAACAGTGTATAAATGGTGGGGTAAGCATTTCGATTTCATCATAGCTGATGAGATCCACACAATGATGACACCAGAGTATTCCAAGCTGTTTGCAAACTGTACATACGATGCTGTAATGGGACTGACTGCAACTCATGATATCAATCTTATCAATGACAAAGCATCATTCTATAAGGATTACTGTCCTATTATTTATGAGTACTATGATTCAGCAGATGATGGTATCATAAACAAGACAAACTTCTTTATTGTTAATCATTATCTCAATAATATCAGTAGAGTAATGGTAGGACCAAAGAACAAGAAGTTTCCACAAGGAGAGTTACAAGCCTATGAGTATCTGACTAAGAAAATCAAGCACGGTCAAACAGAGATGATAGTTCAAGGTTCAGAGGATTGGTTTGAGGATGCAGCTGAGTGGTTCTGGAATGATCAAGGGAACAAGGAGCAAAAGCTTGCAGCTATGAAGTATCTCAATGCAATCAAATACAGGAAGGATTTCTTACTGAGTCTTCCATCCAGTGCTAGATTAGCAATTACAATTAAGAATGGTATTCTTAGAGATTCTCCTAATGCTAAGATCCTATTGTTCTCGGAGTTGACACGACAAGCTGACAGGCTCACCCCAAGTACAGTTCATTCACATAATACTGATAAACTAAATCAGTTGCGGATAGATCTGTTCAACAAAGGTGATATACGAGAACTTGGCAGTTGTCAGTCTCTTACACTCGGATTGAACTTGAAGGGTGCAACTCATGCTATCATGGAGTCGTATATAAGCTCTAAGACGCGATCAAAGCAGAAGAAGGGTAGATTGGATAGATTAGCGACAGATGATGTAGCAGAGATGTGGATAATACGTGTAATGGAGACTCAAAGTGCTAACTGGTATGAGAAGATGGTCAAAGATTTTGATCTTACTCAAGCAGTGTACATAGATAGTAAATTCATTCTAGAAGACGAAATTGATTATGGAAAATCAACGGTTACACTTCGTACATAGTACGATCAAAGGTATGGATGAAGATGCAATTTACGATCTATACTTGCAAGACATGTCACTCGAAGAAGAGGACATGCGATTACAATTTAAACATTTAAGAATAACAGTATGAAAGCAACCAAAGTATTTATAGCAATTTCAATTGTAATAGTTGTGATATGGGCTTTGTTTCATAGAGCAGCAATACATGAATGGATGCAGCAACCTATTACTGAACTTAGTGTCAGTGAGTTAATAATGATTGGTTATTTCGTTACATGGATTGGTTCATCAATAACTGTTAAATTAGGAAGAAAATGATCAGTGGTGGTTATATTCGGATGTATGAAGAAGAACGCATGTTTCCTTTCTGGAACATGCTTCTTCTCATATTCATCTATGAGAAACAAACCAAGTATCTTCAAATACTTCACGATGAAGACTTTCTTCAATATGAAACTATTATTAGATATCTTGAGAAACGTGGTTATGTTAAAAAGTTTGGTCCAAGACCAGCTGACATCACGTTGAGAAAACACGGAGAAGACTTATTTAAGAAATACGTAGGCAGTAAGAAAAAAGAGAAAGAACCATCGACTGTTAACACTTGGATTGACTCATGGAGAGAGATATTTCCACCGGGATCAAATACTACAGGTTACAGATATCGTGGAAATCGTTTGGAATGTTTGAAAAAAATGGTTAAATTTGTCGATTCGCATGAAAAAGTGAGTGAAGAAGAAATATTTCAAGCAACAAAAGATTATGTCGAGAAATTTGCAATGAAAGGATATGCCTTTATGCAACAAGCACATTACTTCATAATGAAGGAGAATGTAGGATCAACTCTTGAATCAGAAGTTGAGTCATTGAAAGAAAGAAAAGATACAGGACCACAAAAACCCAGATATGGAGAACGGATCGTCTAATAGAAGATTACCTTTTATAACTATTGAGAAAGCTGCTCGTCAGGAGCTTAATTATATTAAAGGTAGAATGGACGGTAATATCAATTCCCTATTAACCCCTTGGAGAAAATTTAACCAAGCGTCGATGAATGGGATTGAATGGGGAAGTATTATTACTGTAGCAGGTATGTCAGGTAGTGGTAAGACAGCTATTCTTAATGAGCTGGAAACTGGACTATTTGAGATGAACCCGAATGAGAAGTTTGCTGTTCTTTCATTTAATTTTGAAATGATGGCAAGAAGATTAGTAGGTAGAAAAATATCAAAGAATTTACATATTACTGTAAAACAAATGTACAATGCAGATTTGGAAGAGACATCAAAGAATCTATCCGAAGTGCAGTACCAGAAGGCTATTGAGTACGCAAGGTCCATCAGGGACACTCCCGTATGGTATGTAGATATACCGGGAACAGTACCAGAAATCAGAAATACCATCGAGCATTTTGCAATGCATATGCCTGAGAATAAAGAGAGGGGTATTTTGGTTAGCCTTGACCATAGTATATTGGTCAAAAAGTTTGGAGAACAAAGCACACTAGATGTTCTCTATAATTTAGCAGGTATGTTTAACGAAATGAAGAAGAAGATTAAATCCTCTTATGTCATTGTTAGTCAGTTAAACAGAGCCATTGAAAGTGTGGAGAGAAAGCAGAATAAGAATTTGCATTTTCCTCAAAAATCGGATGTATTCGGAGCAGATGCTCTATATCAATATTCAGATATATTTATGATAACACATCGTCCAGACATATTAAAGCTGGCAACTTATGGTCCAGATGACCTTGACGTTAACAATTTAATATACTGGCATTACTTAAAAACAAGGGACGGAGACCCTTTCGTAGCGAAAATGAAGAATCTCTTAAAATACAATCGGGTCATTGACTTCGATTAAATGTCGAACAAAAACAAACATTATGAATGAAAGAATTTCGCGCTTCTTATTAATTGTATTTCTATTTACATTTGTGACCGTCCAAAATCTACATCTCAGTAGTATCTATACTTCAATTGAAGAAATGACACTGATTTTAGAAGAAGTAGAGAGGTTGCAAGTAATAGAAGATGAGTGGAACGCAGCATATGATTTGCTGGTGGACACTCTGAAGTGGCATGAAGGTTACAGAGCAGTACCGTACTATTGTATGGCAGGTGTTCTAACCATTGGTCATGGACATACATATAAGAAAGGAGAACATTTCGACCTTCCCATGAGTAGGGAGACCGCAGACAGTTTGCTACGAGCAGACTTGAATGCTGCGATAAACTATGTTAAGAGAACAACTAATCTTGAACATACACAACTACTCGCAATTGGTCATTTCGTCTATGCTCTAGGGAGTGGAAACTTCAGTAAAAGCACTCTAAAAAAGAGGATCATAGCTGATCAACCGATTGACAGGGAAATAGTAAAATGGGTCCACATCAGGACCAAGAAAGGATTCGTTAAGAGTAAGTATTTACATGCTTCACGCGTAATGGAGTTGAATCTTTATAATTTAAACGTATGAGTGAGATCATTGCCATCGTCGGACAGACGGGAACAGGCAAATCTACTTCAATTGAAGGCTTAAACCCGAAGGAAACGGCTGTTATTGGTTGTACCAATAAAGCCCTTCCTTTCAGGGGTTGGAAGAAGAAGTATTTGGCTGGCAAAGGTGGAAATTATCTTATCAGTGCTGATTCTAAAACAATCGTCACAGCTCTCAGAATTCTAAGTGAGAGTAGACCAGAGATAAAGAATATCATCATAGATGACTTTCAGTATCTTATGAGCACTGAGTTTATGAATAGATCAGATGAGAAAGGATCAAATGGTTGGGATAAGTATATTGACATTGCACGACATGCGTGGGATGTAATTACAACAGCCAGAGAGCTAAGAGATGACATTAGAGTCTTTTTCCTTACTCATGATGAAACTGTTCAGGAAAGTTTCTCACCAAAGAGAAAGATTAAAACAGTAGGAAAAATGCTGGATGAAAAGGTTACCCTTGAGGGACTTTTCACAGTAGTACTGTTCACAGATGTAACAAAGAACACTGAAAGCGGAACACTTGACTATAAGTTTATTACACAGAATGATGGGAGCACCACAGGGAAGTCTCCCAGAGGAATGTTTGAAGAACTCTACATTCCGAACGACCTTGTATTCGTAATTGAGAAGATGAAAGAGTACGATGAAGGTGAGTAACACAATTTCTAATTAGTATATAAATTAAAACAAAATGGGATTTAACGCAAACGAATCAAGCACAGCAGTTGTGAAAGAAGGCAAACTATTTACAGGTCTTACAGGACTGAAAGTAGTCGCAATCAATCCAACAAAGGCTCAGTTGGAAGGTCTTGGGTACAAGCCACAAGACGAACCCAATTATCTGACTGTTGAAAATGATGTCAACAAAGCCAGAATTGATTTCCATCTTCAAGGCAATGCAGTTGAAGAAGGAGAGAAAATGAGAGCCAAGATTGCTTTTTTCATTGAGAATCAGGACAGAATTAACAAAGACGGTGACAGAGGTGAATGGATCAATGATCTTGGTAGAACAGCATGGGGAAGCCCACAAGCTGCACCTGCCGAGTTTAAATGGTTTGATGCATCAACAGCGAGAGCCTGTAAAGTCGGAGAAGGTGATCTTCACCAATTCCTGATCAACTGGTTGAACATCAGTCCCAACGATGAAGCTAAGATGGAAAACTTCGAAGCTTTATTTGATGGAAATTACAGTGAATTGAATGGTATGATACAAGCAAACCCGAACAATGAGATCAGGGTTCTGTTGACCGTCAGAGATGGTAAGTATCAATCAGTGTATAACAGACTGTTCGATAGGATTACCAACAAGCGTACAAGCTATTGGGAATCTCACATCAAGAAGCAAACTGCACAAGGATATCCACCAAAAGATGACTTCCAAGGAAGTTTCTTATTCCAAGAGTGGACCGAACCTACATTGATAGCAGATCCAGGTGGAGCACCCCCTGTTGGCGGCAGTGAAGACCAACAAGGAGAAGACGCTCCGTTTTAGACCGAACACATTATGGCATTTATACGTGGTGAAAAATCATTATCGAAAGACAATATATTAAGACAACTTGATAGTTATCAATTGTTTAGAGCATACTGTAAGAACTTCAAGGAGATTGATCAGATGTTCAAGAGTGAATTTCGTAAGGATGACACACCATCATGTCATATCATAATGTGGAAGGGAGATTTGTTGTACAAAGATTTTGGTGAAAAAAGTAGCTATAGGATATTCGATTACATTGCAAAGAAATTTCAAACGGACTTCAAAGGATCGTTAGAAATTGTAAACAGAGACTACAATCTGGGTTTACAGTATAGCAAACAGAATGATTCAGGACCAACATTAGTAGTGCCTGAAAAATCTCTGGTCGAGTATGAAAAACTAGAAAAGAAACCAACAATTATTGATATTAGATCTCGTCCTTGGACAAGGCTCGATGCAGAGTATTGGACAAGCTACGAGATCCCTTCACGTTTACTTGAATATCACAACATAAAGAGTATTAGTCACTATCGTATATCCAACAGTGTTGTTGACGATGCATTGTATGCATTGAATCCGTACATGATTGGGTATTCGATGGACTACTACTGGAACAATGGAGTGTTCAGGCGTAAACTATATTTTCCTCAAATGAGAGACAGGAGATTTGTTTCAAACGTGGATGATACCATTGTTCAAGGTTGGACCTTGCTACCGAAAGGAGGAAAGATTCTTTTTGTAACCAAAAGTTATAAAGACATACTTATCTTCAATTTACTCGGATATTGGGCGATAGCTCCTAATAGTGAGAATACCTACATGCCAGATCATGTGATTGAGAAACTCAAACTGAGATTCAATGACATATTTGTGTGGTATGACAATGATTTGAGTGGAATTAAAGGCTCTGCACAATTTAGAGAGAAATTTGAGCTAAAGGCTGCAACCTATAATCCAATAGGAGAACCGAAAGACCCATCAGATTATGTTAAAAAATATAGTCTGAAAAAATTCGATACATTGGTAAATAACTTTTTAAATGGTACGTACAGGTAGATTAAGATATATATGTTCATTCGTTCTGAAAAATAAAGCTGGTCGTCTGGTTCCTAACGTTGTTGTAATAACAGCTACAAATGATTTGATGGCGAGAGCACAGTTGTGTTCTCAATATGGAGTTCCAAATGTGGCAATCAAAGACAACTTCGATAAAGAAGGGATCAAAAAAATTAGGTTATCTGACACGAATAGATATGAGGGAGAGCCAGAGGGAGATGATTTCAGTCAAGATTTCGAAATACGAACATAGGTTTGTTGTAGCCAAAGCTTCACGGAAGACCGGGAGACCTAGATACTGGACCGTTAATGGTCAAGGATTATACAACGCAACATTACACTTTCGCCTAAGAGGGAAAATCACACAGTACTTTCATGCGTACTTAACAAAGTACATTAAAGAACAAGTTTCTAAGAAGGATATCCGAAGAATCAATAGTCTTGTTTACAAGGGGTCCGATCATAAATTGTCCGTATCAGTGGACATCTACGAGATAAGGAGAGGGAAAATCCCAGACGTAGGGAATATGTGGTTGTGGCTTAAATGGTTTGAAGATGCCTTACAGGAAAGTGGTGTCATTGAAGATGACAATCCTGATTATGTAATTGAGAGTGGAAGAACCCGCTATCATTGGGTTGAGAGCGAAGGGGAGAGACAACTCCTATTTACTATTGCAATAATCAAAGTTTAATTAAAACAAATTTACTCATGAGTAAAAGATTAGTAACATTGAAGCTTACCACACAGAAAGATGTGATTAAGCATGATTCAGCAGCACGTACATTTGGTGAGCTGAAAAAAGAGTTGAATAATGTCAAGTGGACAGGTATGAGAGTCGTTGAAAGAACGAACAAGACTACCCTCCAACATTCCGATGCAGTACTACCAGCAACAGATTTCGTTCTGTTCTTAGTACCAGAAAAGGTTAAAGCAGGTTTCGGAAAAGGTTTGAAAAAACTGAAGAACATTGATTCCGCATCCTATAACGATACCAGAAGTCATATCTCCTTTCTCAACAAGGTGAAGAATGCAGGTATTGCAATGGACGGTGGAGTTGGTGAACTCCGTGAGAGACTTAACAGTTATTACGGTAACGACAAAGCTGCTCCAATTGAGAGTATTGCAAGTGCTGTCGAAGTGATTGAAGGACACCGTGTTGGTATCAATAAAGCTATTGACGCTATTATTGAAGCAGCCAAAGCAGGTCCTCAAGTGGTAGAAGATACTACAGAGTACCTTGTGAAAACATCGGTTGATGATCTTGAGAATGAAATCAAAGAGCTGAAAAGCGTTTTGAGCCTCTAGGTTAAACTGTTTGGGAGAGAGGGTAGCTGTAGTGATATGGTTACCCTTTTTTTATTAACTCAAAATCAAACATTGAAATGGAAAATACAAACGAATCAATCACGATTGATCCAAATACAGGTGAAATAATTCATCATTATCATATTACCGATCAAGCAAACTTAGCAGATGGAATCCAAGACTTAGAAGATGGAATTAGAGATGGAATCCGAACAGCTGTTATACAAACAGAAGAATTAAGAAATATCCCACCAATTTTCTATGATACAGAATTAGATACTGATGAAGTTGAAGTTGAACCTGCACCAGAACCTAGGTTTATGCCTATTCCTGATGTTAGTCCCATAAGACATTCTGAAGATACTGTCAAAAGACGTAGAGCATTTGTTCAAGCAGTTAAAAGAGATCAAGCAGAAACACTGCGAGTACTTTCAACATCACAGCTTAAAAAGAGAGAAGACAGACGTATAAGGAAATTAATCACCGGACAACACGCAAAAATTAGTGGACACGATATCATAATACAACAAGACGCTATCAGTACTCAAGTAGATCATTGTATGAGATCTAAACCTGCAACACTCAAACATCTGGAACATATTAACAGAAATGAATCTCTGCTTAATGGAGTACATAACATCTTTTACTTTGACAAGAATTTCAATCATCTAATCATGGATAATTGGCACTCAAAGAAAAGTCCACACAGAGTTTTAAGAGGTGTGTATCCGAGATTTAAAGGTTCGATGGTTAAAGATCAGAGTATGGCAACCAGAGATGTCAGAAAACAAGAGGCACATCGGTTTTTAGTCATAGACAAAAAGAAGTTCATTGACTCTAAAGGAGACATGTTTGTAATTAAGCAAAAACAAGGGTTTACTTATAAAGAAATACTTCAATTAAAGGTTTCTATG